CTAATTACATGCAATTTACGGTTGCTTTTAATGAAGTCATGCGACTGACAAGCGACAGCGTTGGCATTGGAACGACAGACCCTGATACTCCATTGCATGTTTACGGAACTCTCAAGGTTGAAGACACAAGCACAGCTACCTCTTCTTTTGCTATTATAGCAATGGAGGGTAGAACTGTAATGGGAAGTAACACTGCTTATTTAAGGACAGACAGTAATGGCGATTTTTCTATTGCAAAAGGCGCTAACAACATGACCACAAGTTTTGTTGATACAACTCTTGGAAGTTTAACAAGTATTAATAATACCAGCAGTGGCAATGATTCTGTTTTTGAGGCAACACAACAATCAGGAGGGCCTAGCACTAACGCAGTCACAATGCTTTTCAAGGCCAACACAGATTCTTCAACAGGCCAATACAACGAAGTAGGAATAGAAGTCGATAGAGTGGACGGTTACCCATTTAGCTCAGCTAAAAGAGGTAAAATGAGATTGCAGACTGCTGATAATGACCATATAATAATGGAAACCACTGCGGGTGATGGTTTCACTTCCACCACTACAACTTTTGACCAGAATTGCAACTTTAACCAAAACGCATACTTTTCAAATGGCGCTAGAGTTGGTGACAATAGCTCAACGGCTACATTTTACAATGCTGGAACTTTAAGATACAGAACATCTGGTAATAATAGCTATGTAGATATGTCTATGCGAACAGGCGCATCAACATATGCTTGGGTAAATATAGTACAAAATAGTTGGTAATATGGCAAAAATAATAACAGCAGATAAATTTCCAGGGCAAAGAATAACAATAAACGGTGCAGGTTACCATGGCGCTGCAAATATAAATACAACATATAGTTTATATTTCACAAGCAGCGGTATGACCACAAGTACTTATAATAGTAGATATTATCCTTATACACCTATAATCATGCCATTTAATGGAATTGTTGAAAAGATAATTGTAAAAAATGTACAATATTCAAGTTATACATCTGGCCCATCTGCTTCTGGTAATGCTAAAATATACTTAAATCAATATGATAGTACATATGCTCCTATGGATTATGATTCAGGAAATGTTGCTTATACAGCTGCCGCTAATGTTTCATTAACGTTTACCCCTAATGAAGCATACAATGAAGGAGATTATTTTAGAGTTTTTTGGAGTGCGTCTGGAGCGTGGAGATATATGGTATGGACAGTTATTTTACAAGAAACTAATTAATAAATAAATAAAAATGGCAAATACATATGCTTGGACAATAAACAAACTTGATGTTCGTCCAACTCAAGATTCACTTTCAAACGTAGTGTACAATATACATTGGACCTACACTGCAACATCAGATCAGGTAGATTCAGATGGTAACGCATACACAGCAGAAGCTATCGGTACGTCACCTGTTGGTGAACCAGATTCTGAAAATTTTACAGATTTTGCTAATTTAACTCAATCGCAAGTTGAAGATTGGCTAACTGCAGATGGTAGTTTATCAAACATAGGAGACCACGTAGACTCCATGATTGAAGAAAAAATAACGCCTGCTAGTGAAGCTAAGGACGTACCATGGTAAAAACTAAACAAAACAAGTAATTATTTAACTTATAGATAATCAGTTTAATTAAATAAAATTATTATGCCAAAAATTAAAGATGAGCAGCTTGAAAAGTTGCAAGAAAAAGTAAATCAATTAAATCAAATCCAATTGCAAATAGGTAGTATTGAAACGCAAAAGCACGGCTTATTGCATCAATCTTCTGAATTACAAGATGGGTTAAAAGAGTTTCAACTGGAATTAGAAAAAGAATATGGGACAATTACCATAAATCTAAGCGATGGAACTTACGAAGAAATAACCGAAGAAGATGAATCTGATAAGGAAGATTAGTATCGGTAGAGACTATAAAAATGAAGCTATGCATTACTCCGTAGGTCAAGAGGTCTACGGAGGGCATACTATTTGCGATATAGTTGAAGCTGATGAAAAATATAGTATATATATTAAAAAAAATAACGACGTACTACCCTGGAAAGATTTTAATAAAAACATGGCAGTAGCAGTAGAATACAACCTGGAATATTAATGCGAAGTATATTTAATTTTATTATAGCCCCAAAAGAGGATAGATACAATAATAAGAAATCTATAGGCGATAAAGAATTAATATTAAATACCGAGATATCTGATCATAAGTATGTAAGCAGAAACGGTATTGTTCTTGAAGCACCGCTTGAAGTAAAAACAGATATTAAAAAAGGTGATGAAGTTATACTGCATCATAATGTTTTTAGGAGATGGTATGATGTTCGCGGCAAAGAAAGAAACGGTCGTGCGTTTTTAGAAGAAGATAAATACTTTGTAGACGCTGAACAAATATTCTTATATAAAAGAAATAAGCTGTGGCGCGCGCCTAAAGGGTATTGTTTTGTAAAACCCATTGAATCAATAGATAAATTTGACACAAACCCTGAGAGGCCTTTAATAGGTGTTATTAAATTTGTCGATAAAGATCTTCAAAAAAACGGTATTAAAAAAAATGATCTTGTAGGTTTTAAGCCCGATAGCGAATATGAATTTGTTGTTGACGGCGAAAGAATGTATAGGGTGCTAACCAATTCAATTTCTATTAAATATGAATATCAAGGAGACGAAACAGAATATAATCCGAGCTGGCTACAAAGCGGTTGATGAGCTTATTCATGTTGCAGAAGAAAAAATCATAACTAACACCGAAGATGATGTTTCTGCAGATAGGCTTAAAAATGCGGCAGCAACTAAAAAGCTTGCGATATTTGATGCCTTTGAAATTTTAAATAGAATAGAGGAAGAAAAATCAATACTGTTAAATAAACCTAAAGAGGAAAAAAAAGAGGCTTTTAGCGGTTTTGCAGAAAAAAGATCAAGGTAATGTACGAGCAAACTTTATTTGAGGTCATTGAACCGATTAAAATAAACACGCTCAAACGACATAACAAAGCGCGTAGATGGAAATATGGCTATGATAAAGAAAATGATATTGTAGTTATTAGCAAAACAGGGCAAATTGGCGATGTGTATAGCATACAAAATTTAAAGATTGCTTTGCCTCCTACACCGGCTAAAATTACCAAAGGAGAAAATAAGTGGGTTAGACGGGAGCACCCTAAAGAATTAAATAGAATAAAAACAATTTTTGATTGGAAAAGTTATCCAGAAGAATTCAAAGATCAATGGGAACCATATATAGATGAAGAGTTTAAAAGACGTGATGAAGGCCATTGGTTCTATAACAAGGATAAGCCTACTTATATTACTGGTACTCATTACATGTACCTGCAGTGGAGTAAAATTGACGTTGGGGCCCCTGAATTTAGAGAGGCAAATAGATTATTCTTTATATTTTGGGAAGCATGCAAAGCCGATTCACGGTGTTATGGAATGTGCTATCTCAAAAACAGACGCTCTGGCTTTTCATTCATGGCATCATCAGAAGCTGTTAACATGGCAACAATATCGTCCGATTCACGGTTTGGCATACTGTCCAAATCTGGGTCTGACGCTAAAAAAATGTTCACAGATAAAGTTGTTCCAATATCCGTCAACTACCCGTTCTTTTTTAAACCAATACAAGACGGTATGGATCGTCCTAAAACCGAGCTCGCATATAGAGTACCCGCCTCAAAACTTACGCGTAAATCTATACAGTCAGGGCAGACGCGGGAAGAGTTACAAGGGCTTGACACAACAATCGACTGGAAGAACACAGGCGACAACTCTTATGACGGCGAGAAACTCAAACTCCTCGTACACGACGAATCGGGTAAATGGGAACGGCCGGACAACATCCTCAACAACTGGCGCGTCACAAAGACAACGCTAAGATTAGGTAGCAGGATTATAGGTAAGTGTATGATGGGGTCTACCTCAAACGCACTTGATAAAGGCGGTGAAAATTTTAAAAAATTATACTATGACTCAGACGTCACCAAACGAAATGCCAATGGACAGACTCGCTCAGGACTATATTCTTTGTTCATACCTATGGAATGGAACTACGAAGGATTCATTGATTCTTTTGG